AAAACAACAAAGGCTTTATCTGTATTGCAGTAACAATGCAACACTTCTATGTTTAATTATACTGGCTCTGTGGGCCAAGTGATATCCAAGGGGAATCCAGATTGTTCTGGTAGGTTGCGTAGTTCAGTCCGATATGTCGCCCATTTCACTTTGTCCGCATCAGAAAGAGGGGAATCATTAAATTGAGTCCAATCGCATTCAGCTAGACGTCTGTTGCGATCTGCGCGAACGGATGCCGCTTTGTTGTCTTGAATTGCCTGTCTTTCTTGCGCAGACAAATCGATAACGTTCCACACTTGTCGCCAAGTGCCGCCATCAAAGGCAGGTGCGCCTGCTTCAAGTTTTTGCGTGGTGTAATCAATCGTGGGTTGATCTGTGGCGACTACTTCAACAACACCGAAGCTTGAAAGGTCTTGGCCTTCAAGAGGTGTGGCGAAGCTGGTGTTGGGGTAGCGGCGTTTTACATCAACAGCACCGATTGGATACTGGCTGATGGAGCCGTTTTCGACGAAAGCAAGGGTCATGGTTTAAAGGTTGGTAGTAACTACTGTATGGGTAGGGGTGCTGTCAGTGGCTGAATGAAGGGAACCGGCAGGCAAAGACCAAGACGAATCACTAAAAGTTGACGTTGAAGATGTCATACTAGGTGTAGCAAGTGTAAAAGATATGGAACTATATTCAACGTCTCCGTACGTGCCAACCAATGATCCGTCGTCAGGGACTTTAACTAAAACTCCTGCACCGTCAGCATCTCTAAAACCTGCAAAATACATATTCCCCAAGCCATCAAGTACCAAGGGGTTGGATGAATCGCCGCTAAGATAGTAATGGGCATTTGGTCCTGTCGAAGACCGGCCGAAAGCACGCTGGAATATCATAGTCCCAGAAGTATCTAACTTGAAAAGAACTAAAACGTTATACCCACCAATAGCGGAGAAGCCGTATGCGTAGATATTTCCGCTAGAATCTGTTGTCACCGCATGTCCATAAGTATTATTGCCGCCGCCAGCGGCAAGAGTTCTGTTCCACTGGAAATTTCCATTGTAATCGTATTTTGCTATGATCATTTCATACGTGGAGGTGCTGCTATTGTATGTACGGCCAATAACAATTGCATTTTCAAAAACATCAACTGTAATGTCAAAGAATATCGTGTATAGATAAGATGCTGAGCCTAAGACGCGTTGCCAATACACAGGAGAGCCGCCGTTATCGAATTTGGCCACTATCCCATTTTGTGATCCAGCGCCTTGACTTGTGGTGTAACCGGTAACATATAAATTACCTGTATTTCCAACGGCCATATTATAGAAAGACTCATGGCTACTTGCACCAAGCACCCTAGCCCAGTTAACACTGGCAGTGGAAGTTAAGTTTGTAATAAAACCATCTGAGCTGCCAAACGATTGTGAGTTTTGATGGCCAGCAATATAAATGTTATTGCCGTAATTTGCAATACTTTGTCCATAATCGTTGCCTGTACCTCCCGTTTGTACTACATAATCTTTGTTGCCAGTAGAAGCATTGTATGCAGCAAAGATTATGTCATAACTGGACCCCGTATATGCTCTGCCGCTAACATACACTCTATTAAGGTTTGAATTGTAAACTATACCGTGTGGCTCAATAGAGTTTGACTGCAAGGACTTTTGCCATTGAATCGCTCCATCACTGTCGTATTTGATAACCATAAACTGTTGCAAGGATGATGATATTGAACCGTATATATTACCGTCTCCATCAACATCTAAACCTGTATAAAAATTGTTGTTAGGGTCATCAATAGTCGAGTACCAATAAGATTCGCCTCCTACTCCAGCAGCGCCGAGCATGGTTGTTTTACTGACCGGATCCATTTGTTTATCTCCTATCAGTTGACGTAATCAACCAGTGATGCGCCGCGATATCGCGTACCACCATCATCAGTGACGAACATGAACAAATGAGTCTTGCCAGTAGTCAACGTTGGTGCCGTGTCGGCAGGAAATTTTACACTCGCAGGCCAAGTAACCGTTCCAGACGTATGCGTCAGTTCAAGCGTGAACGATCCAACCGTGCCGCTTGCTGGTGGGTTGCTGAACGTAAACGTCGAGTTGCCGTTGATGGTTTTGGTGAAGTAGTTGCCTGCGTTCAGATCAATGTCCAACGCAGCTACAGCTTCAGCGACTTGCTCGTAGGGTCCATCAACAGTCAAACCACCGTTATGCACGGTGGCTGGCGTGAAGGTTTGAGCCGCTGAAAAGGTTTGCCCTGTGTCGGTTTTTGCCAGGTTGTTTACCGTCACCGTTTGTGTGCTGGTAGTTATCGAATCAATTCTCAGAGTCCCATAAGCCATGATTAAAAGTTAGAAAACAACAAAGGCTTTATCTGTATTGCAGTAACAATGCAACACTTCTA